CGGTCCAGTATTGACGGCGCCACCCTTAGTTCCAAGTGTTAAGGTCCATATAAAGGCATCGATAACCTTCTTGCCTTCGGTAAACACCCCGCTAATGAAACTGACTGTTGTTTCTACGTCCTGCCTTATCCCTTTCCAATCAACATCCTTCAAACTGGCGGCCATCTTCACCAGTTCGGCCTGGAACTTTTTGCCTTCATCCGATGACAGCCACTCGCGCAGCGTGCGCGTCAGTTCCGTAAATGTTGGCAGCAATTGATTGCCAAGCGCAGTGCTAAGATTTTCGAACTCGAAGCCAAGAAGGGCCAAGTTCATTTGGTATTCAAGAGCGTCCTCCGCACTGACGGTAGTGACCTTGCCTACCCTTTCAATAATATCGCCAGCACGATCCCAGCCGCGGTTGAGACCAAGGATCTTCTCAATGGTCGAGACGCCCCACTGGTTCCCCTCCTTGGTGTACTGCTGCAACTTCTTGATCATGAACCGGAAGCCTTGCTCCGGTCCGCCCGCTTCAACCTCCTTCTGCAAGGAATCGGCTAGCGCCCGCCCAGTCATATCGGCGGTAGACTGCGCCAGCTCGTTCCACAGTTCCGAGCGCCAGCCACGGCGACCCAAGTCCTGTAGTTTCTTCATCGCGCCGGAGACGTCGTTAGCCGCCTGCTCGCTGGTCATGCCAGCAGCCTGCCCGGCAATCCTCCATCTCGTTAGCGCCTCGGCACCAACACCTAACTCCCGGCTGAGATAGTGCAACTCTATCCCAGACTTGCCCATGTCCTTCAGCATGCTGGAGACTTTGAACAGGCCGGCCACTATGCCGCCTGCCGCTAGTCCGCCAACACCAAGCAGCCGGAAGGCTGACGTCATTTCCCGCGAGACGCTCTGCGCGACCCGGCTTAGGGCTACAAACTCCGCTCGCGCCTTCTCAGTGCTGACCTTCCGGTCCGCTTCGCCAAAGGCCTCCTTTATCCGCTCGATGTTAGCAAGCGCCTGCTTGCCATCGGCCTTAATAACAATCTCGACGGTGTTAGTTGTCGATGCCATTAGGCTAGTCTCTTGACTCCTCGTTCAAGCGCCGCTCTTCCGCTAGCTTGGTGCTTAGCTTGGCCGTCCAGATCATATGTCGCCGGATCGCAGATAACGGCTTGGCGAGCCAGACGTCAGGCTCGACACTGTAGAACTTTGCAAGCCGATAGCAGTCCAAAATCAGATCGTCTACAGATCCGGCGTGAAAAAATGCACCATTTGCCACGCGATGCTATTCCAGTCTTTTGGATGCAGCATCCGAATCGTCGAAGGCGGGACGTTCGCTAGCCGGCTCATCATCTGCGTCATCTTCTTCTCGTCAAACGTCAGCTTGACGGTGTCGCCACTGAACACATCGACAATCACGGGATTGCCGGCCTTCTCAATGTCCCCGCCAGTCGGCTCGCGAAAGGTTAGCTCGTTGACTTCCTCGCCATTAGCCTGGATCGTCTTACGCAAAGTAACCTTGAGCGGGCCGTCGGCGGCTCCGTTCGCCTTCTTCTTCTCGGTTCCTTCCTCAATATCCTCTTCTTCAGCCACGCGGACCTCCTGTTGCAAGCGCCATTAGTGAGAGCGCCCCAAGACCCACTGCCTGGCTTGAAGCGCTCCCTCCCCATGACCGGGTGATGTGTTGGCCATGGAGATCGAAAAGGCTAGGTGGTAGCGGCGACCAGCTCTTCGCAGGTCGTCCCTTCGAAGCGCACCCGGAACTGGCCTTCTCGGGTGTTGATTTCAATAGCCGATCTGCACCAGGCTTCCTTCAGCACATAGACGCTGTTGTTGGCCAGCTCGGCGGTAATCGTGACGTTGACCATAGACTCAAGATTTTCCGTGGACATACCGACAACATCGGTAAGGTCGCCTTCGATATACGGCACGCGGGGCAGCTCGGAATATCCATGGACGTAGTCCTGCCCGGCGATACCGGCGCGCTCTAATGCCGAGGGCGAGACGGTGAAGTTGCCTCGCAATGGCAGCATCGCGCCATTCACCTTGAAGTAAGCGATACCTGCGACTCGTTGACCCATATAGGCCTCCTATAACTGCGGGATGGGAAAGGGGCGGAAGCCGCCCCCGTTAAGCTGCGAGGCCAGGACCGGTTGTGATGCCCGCAGTGATTTCAAGATCGTTGCCGCGGTTATACTGGAGCCGGAACTGCACCAGGACCGCAAACACGCGCAGCTGATTGACCAAGTCTGGCGGATAGAGCACGTTCACCCGGTTAGGATCGTTGGGATCGCGCTCGACGATGAGATGGTTC